AGACGGATGATGAAAGCTCCGGAAATGTCCTTTTCCAGAATGCAGCTAATTTCATGCGGAAGAACAAGATCTTTGCATGGCTGAGGACAACGCAGGAAGACAGCGGAGGAAATGTATTCAGCGTGGCGCAGGAATTCTTCAACAATCACAGCTTGAAAGCATCAGCTTCACCTGCGAGCGGAGCAAAGAGCAGCCTGTTCGGAGACTTCAATGATTATTTCTGGAATCATTCGCTCAAGGCCGGCGCGTCTCCTGCAAATGGCGCAAGATCGAGCCTGTTTGGAGACTTCAATGATTACTTCGGAAGCCACAGCATAAAGGTATATGCGTCGCTCGCGGCGAATGCAGCATCAAATCTGTGGCATGCAATACAGAACCTGTTTACCAACAATCCGATCACGGCATCCGTTAAAAAGAATGCCGGCGGCGGGATCTATCGCAATGGGCGCTGGCATCCGATAACTGCAGCCGCTGGAGGCGGAACCTTCACAACAGGCCAGATGTTTGTCGCACGTGAGGCAGGCCCGGAGCTGGTCGGAACGATCGGCGGCAATACGGCGGTTATGAATAATAACCAGATTGTTTCTTCAGTTGCTGCGGGAGTCTATGAAGCAGTTGTCTCTGCTATGGCTCAGGCAGGATCAGGCCAGGCGCCGACAATCGAAGTAACAGTTCAGGCCGATACTGAGACGCTTTACAGGCAGGTCCGCAAGGGGCAGAAGCTCGCAGAGCGGAGATACGGAACCACAGCAATAATGTAAGGAGGCGGTCATATGGCCATGCTTGAGATCATGAGTTCAGACAAGAAGACGGTCAAGACCGCAGTTAAGGACCCTTCAGCTATGACGTGGGGGCTGAAGGATGTATCCGGGAGCAATGCAGGAAGGACAACCGATACCATCATGCATAAGGACAGGCGCGGCCAGAAGGTCACGCTATCCCTTGCATGGAATGGCCCTACACCGGCTGAAGCATCTGCTATTCTGCAGGCGTTCAACCCTGAATACATCTTCTTGCGGTACACGGATCCTCTTACAAATACCAAGACCACAAAGGAATTCTATGTCGGGGACAGGTCAGCCCCGGTAAAGGTATGGCAGAGCAACAATAAACTGTATGAAACAGTTTCGTTTGAGGTGATAGAGCGATGATAGCATTCTCAGACAGCTTCTATAGAGATGAGGCGAAGGTCGATAAAGTCAGTGCGACTATATGCCTTGCCGACGGAACATATGTATACATCACTGAAGCCAATGTGTGGGAGAACGGCCTGCGGCGGGAAACCGGCACATCTGTTTCAGGAAAGTTTACAGTTGGCGGAGCTGTTACCGGGAAGGTAACTCTTGTCCTTGACAATACTGAAGACCGATTTTCAGACTACGACTTCCGCGGAGCATATGTCCGTGATTTTAAAATCGGATCGTATGGATATACATCCGCGGAAATCGGCGTTTATTATGTCGAGGATTACTCCTACAACGGAACGACGATACAGCTTACCATGCTTGATGGAATGTCTCTGTTTGACAAGACATACGATCCAACAAATGTATCGTGGCCTGCGACTCTTCAGACGATCGTGCAGCAGGCCTGCATTGACTGCGGAGTTGGATATACTTCGCTAGGCAATTTCCCAAACTATGGCTTTACCGTAGAGAAAGCGCCTTCATCTGATACGATCACGTATCATGACATTATCTCTTACTGTGCCCAGATAGCAGGCTGTTATGCGAGAGTAAGCAATACATACGGAACAGGGCTGATTTTTGACTGGTATGATGAAACTTATACGAAAGCGCCAGCAGATCTTGACGGCGGTGTATTCGATGAGACGACCGAAGCATCCTATCAATCAGGAGACAGCGCTGACGGCGGGACCTTCTCACCATGGTCTGAGGGCGATGAATATGATCCAGGCAAGCCGCTTGGCAAAACATCAGGTCATGGTATTGTTCACATCTTCTCACTCGATTCTGTTTCAACGGATGACGTAATCATTACTGGAGTAAAGGTCAGCGCCGAAAAAACGTCAGAGGAAGGCAACACAGAAACAGTATCGTATACGGCAGGGGAAGAAGGATATGTGATATCCATAGAAGAAAATCCGCTTATCAGCAGCAATCAGGTCTGGGAAGTCGCAAACTACATCGGATCACGCCTGATAGGGATGAGGTTCCGCCCGCTTACGATCACAGCGCTTGAAGATCCGGCAGTGGAAGCTGGCGATGTCGCAATGATAGGTTATGACGACACGACATACTACTGCTTCCTGTCTACTGTTTCATATACTCTTGGGGGGTCCCTGAGCATAACATGCGATGCAGAAGCACCGGCGCAGAACTTTGCAGTGCGCTATAGCGAGATTGAAAAGACACGCGCACTTATCAAGCAGAGCGAAGCCAGGCAGAAGACAGCGCGAGAGCTTGCGGTTGAGGACCTGACACAGAAGCTTGCTTCCCATTCCGGGCTGTATTCCACAATCGAATCAACATCTTCCGGGAGCATTTATTATCTGCATGATGCGCCAAAATTAGCGGAATCTCAGATCGTCTGGAAGATGACCACGGAGGCATGGGGCGTATCTACTGACGGCGGCAAGACCTGGAACGGAGGGATGACGGTAAACGGTGACACGATCACCCGGATCTTGACGGCTACTGGAGTCAATGCTGACTGGATCAACACTGGAACTCTGACCGCAGGCCTGATCAAGGCAGGGACCCTGCAGGACCATAAGGGAAAGAACTCATGGAACCTTGAAACAGGGGAATTCAAGAGCAGCGGGACCATAACAAACTATGTCTATAACAGCAATCTTGGCTGCTATATCTTCACGCGAATAAATAATGGAGCCGTTGAGATCGGAACCGCATCAGATACAAGCGGGAAAAATGAGAAATCGATTGGCAAATTAACGATCAACAAAATATGGAATAATGGAACAGGATTAATTGCTTTTGGAATTTCATCTTCAAATCCTATATTCATATCTTCCGCAAGCAAGGTCGGGATAGTAGGAGGATCAGAACTTCAGGACTCTGATTCTGTTTATGAATCTGCGGCATATACAGAAATCAATGATGCAGGAATACATGGATCCATCCACGATAGAGATGGAGCAACCGCGAATGTATCAATGGGAAGTTATACACTGGATTTCGTTGACGGAATTCTTCAGCAATCATACGGGATAGAAGGAAATATTTCCCCTGGAATTACTGGCACGTATACTTTTGGCAATGGGTCCATAACAGTTGAAAACGGAATCATCACAGACGCAGAAAGTGATGACGGCGGCAGTGAAATAATTCAAACATGAGAGGCGTAATATGGCTATCAAGATAAGAAGAGGGAAATATTCTGATTATGATCCTTCAAAGCTTGTGTCGGGGGAGCTTGCTGTTGTTCTGGAAGGGGATCCAAATTCTAAGACAGGCCGCTCATTATATGTCTGCTTTCAGCCGGGCACGGTCAAGCGAATCGTAGACTATGATGATCTGGTCGATCTTCTCGCAAACGCATCGGATACCTATGTGGAAAAGATCAGCGACGAGTACCTTAGCAATATCAATACGGCGACAGACTCAGCAAACAAGGCAGCATCGTCCGCAACCGCAGCATCTGAGTCTGCTACATCCGCGGCAGGCAATGCGAACAAAGCCGCCTCGGAGGCAAGCACGCAGGCGGAAAGAGCAGAAACAGCCCTGGCAGGACTTGGATCAGCGATCACGTCGGACAAAGTAAAGAACAATCTGACCACAATGGATGCGGGGTATGTCCTTGATGCAAGACAGGGAAAAGTGCTCAATGACAAGTTTGGCAGCTACGTCCCAACGGCGAATATAGTAGATAATCTGACCACAGCATCGTCCTCAAAGGTCCTGTCTGCGAATCAAGGGAAAGCCCTTGCAGATCGAATGACAACCGTCGAGACTGATATTAATTCTCCGACGGCGGTCACGGATCCGGCGGACAAGACGGTCCTTTTGAGTGGGGGAAGCGGGATTGATTACGCAAAGCTGGCGGATGCGATCATCGCAAGATACAACGCAAACGGCCTGATCAATAACGTGACGACCAGTACCGCTGCGCAGGGTGCCCTGGATGCGGCACAGGGTAAAGCTCTGTACGATCTGATATCGGCAAATAAGACGGACATCAGCTCATTAAACAGTGGTTTAGCACAGTTATATCCAGTAGGTTCCATCTATCTGTCAGTCAATGACACAAATCCGAGCACCTTCATCGGCGGCACATGGGAACGCATTAAGGATCGGTTCCTACTTGCTGCTGGCGACAAATATGTGGCAGGCAGCACAGGCGGTGAGGCACAGCACACATTAACAAAAGCAGAACTTCCTAATGGAATTGTAATCAATAGAAATCCAACAAAAAAGATAACTATTACAGGACTTAAAAGGAATTCCATTAGTATTGGCACTGACGAATGGGCATTTGGGGCTAACGTTGATTTTTCAACTGCAGAGGGCATTACACTATATGGTGAACCGCATAACAACATGCCACCATATATAGCCGTGTATATGTGGGTACGCACCGCTTAAGGCGTATAAATAGCGGTCCATCCAAAATCGGTCGAATTGAACCCAGACGGAAGTCCTTCGGGGTTCCAAATATTTTCAACTGCGCTTTGTAGCGTAGTAAGGTCAAATTTTTCAGCTTTATTTGCTAAACCATTGTTAAATATATGGAAACGTTAATAGTTAATTGCTTTTGCATTCTTGACCAAATACAATCTAAATGGTCGAGTATAATTTTCAAGCTTTATAGTTGAGCAAAACGTGATTTCATTGGTTTTTGTTCTTATCCAATACCACATGTTCGCAGCAATACTGCTCAATGCTGTTACCGCCATCAAGTTATATCCTGAAGGAATATAGCTATTCACATTAACTGTGTTGTAGAACACAGAAGAAGCTTCTTGATCTTTTATATCCACAGTCAACTCAACATCAACATATGCTATTTCATTTAAACCATTGTTTGTTCTATTTATGCCGCTATTTTTAGCGGCTTTTTTCATGAGGAGGAAAGATATGAAAACATTAAAGCTTACTGACGGCAGCACCTATGATGTGGCGATCACATCAAACAGATCAGCCCTGATATTCATGCTTGACAGCTTCGCGGCATGTGATCCGCTGGTGAAGCAGGTTACGTCGTCTGTTCTAGAATCACTCGATGACGTGCCACTCGCCGGAAAAGTGATCACTACGATCACTGCGGTGAAAACGGAAGGAAGCATACAGCTTACCTTTGCGCTTGATGATACATCAAAGAAACAGCAGACTCTCGATGACATCACCGGCGGAATCGCAGGCGGCAGCGTGTCCAGTGACATCCAGCAGATCGTTGATCTGGCGAAGAAAGGCCGCGACAGCCTGAGCGATACGGATGCCGCGGGGTATGCGGAGTATTTCCCGCAGTGGTCCCCGGATAGCGTGGCGTACAAGACCGGGGATCGTGTGCAGTACGGCGGGAAGCTCTGGAAGGTGTCGAGCGATCATACGTCTCAGACAAACTGGAATCCGGCAGACGCGCACAGCTTATTCGCAGAAATTCTGCCGGGACAGGCAGGAACACCTATCGGCGAGTGGAAGCAGCCGGATGCGTCCAACACCTACAGCAAAGGCGACAAGGTGACGTACAAGGGCAAGACGTATGAGTCTACGATCGACAACAATTCCTGGTCACCTGAGGCGTACCCGCAGGGCTGGAAGGAGATCACCGAATGAGCAACGACATCGTTATCGCAATCATTACAGCCCTGTCATCCTCTGGGGTGACGGGGCTGATCACGTATTTGCTGCAGCGGCACGACAAAAAGAAGGACGCGAAGAACGCCAAAAACAGCGCTCAATCACAGATGGTGATGGGCCTTGGGCATGATCGAATTGTGGCGCTGGCGTCTGACATCATTGGACGCGGATATGTCACCAAAGATGAGTATGAGAATTTGTACAAGTATTTGTACAAGCCATACAAAGCTCTTGGAGGGAACGGCACCGCCGAGAAGATGATCCACGAAGTGAACAATTTGCCGATGAAAACAAGGAGGATTGAAGATGAGCAAAATTAAATCATATGTTGTGAGGGCTGTATGGACGGCTGCGCAGACGGCTGCTGCATCCGCAATCGCGGCGATCGGCAGCACGGCGACCATCGGAGCGGTTGACTGGCGTGTTGTCGCCAGCACTGCGGGGCTTGCAGGCATCCTGTCCCTGCTGAAGTCCATCGCGGTCGGAACGCCAGAATCGAAGGAAGGCGCATGAAATGAATCCATGTAAGAGCCAGAGTGAATATCTGCAGCAGATCATTAATCCGGCACGGCGCGTGTGCAAGCGCTACGGCTATCTCCCATCCGTACTAATCGCGCAGTCGTGCTTAGAGAACGGCTACGGGATGGCTGCGGACTGCTACCCGCTGATCGCTGTGAACAACATGGTGGGGCAAAAATCGGAGCTGCTGAACAAATCATGGGTAGACATCGGGCTGTCTGTGTGGCCGGGCAAGTCGATCACGAAGAACACACCGGAGCAGTACGGCAATCGGATCGTTAGAATCAACGACAAATTCCGGAAATTCGACAGCATTGAGCAGTCGTTCGCGGATTTTCTGTTGTTTTTGACCTACGCATCAAATGCTGGTGCAGGCGGAGCGCCGAAGTACGGCGGTGAAGTGCTGGCCCTGAAGGACCCTGAGACGCTGATCCGCGCAGTCGCCACGCGGGGATATGCGACCGGGAAGACATACCCGACATCCGTGATGCGGATCGTTCGCGAGCACAACCTGACGCAGTATGATGACCTGACGACCGTCACGCCGACTGATCAGGTGCCGGCAGCGCTGAGGAAGGGGGACAATGTGACAGAACTGGAAATTCATAAAAATCCGATGGGATTGCGCACACACAACACCAGCCAGCGGATCGGAAAGATCGAGTATATCTGCATCCATTATGTGGGCGCATTGGGCGACGCGAAGGACAACATCGACTATTACAATCAAAAATTTGTCGACGATGCGTCCGCTGATTTTTACTGCGGCCACAATGGCGACATCTGGCAGTACAATGTTAATCCGTTAGCACGCTACAGCTGGGCAGTCGGCGGCGACAGGCAGACGCAATACGGTGGGGCGTATTACCGCAAATGCAAAAACGCCAATTCGGTATCAATCGAAATGTGCGTAAAAAGCAGGACAGGCAAAGCGCCGAGCAGGCCGAATGATCCTGCATGGTACATCACCGACGCTACCTTGCAGGCGTGCATCAAGCTAACAAAGTATCTGATGCATCTGTACAACATTCCAGCTGATCACGTGATCCGGCATTACGACGTAAACGGCAAGCTGTGCCCTGGCGTTATCGGATGGAACGCGCCGAGCGGTTCAGAGGCAGAATGGAAGTCCTTTAAGGCCGCGATCCGGGACGAGAAGCAGACCGCAAAGCCGGCAGCGCCTGCGAAGGTGTATCGTGTGCGTGTAGGTATATTCCGGACACAGAAGTACATGGAGCGGCTGCAGGCGGCAATCAAAAAGAAGACCGGGCTTGCAACTTTCACGGAAAAGGAATCGGACGGGATGCACATCTACTGCGGATCGTTTAGCGAGAAAGCGAACGCTGAACAGCGGGTGCAGATCCTGAAGGATTCCGGATTCGATGCGGTGATTGTCGAACGGTGAAAAAATAGCCGCCGGGGATTAACCCTTGGCGGCTTTTTCTGCTCTGCGAATTGCATTAAACCGTTGGACGAATTCGCACTGATTCGTTTCAACAGATGCGGTCCTATCGAAAAAAGGATTAATTAAATAATTCAGCGCAATCACATCTTCCGCATCCATATTCTCCATTTCGTCGGCTGTCTTGTTGATGGCAGCCATAACAACATCTTTCTGATCTACTGGAATCTGCGAGCCTTCCATCGGAATAGATTCCTCAAATCTTTTGATCCTTGATCTGTAAATATCGATTAAGTTCTTTGCCCATTCAATCTGTTTTATACTTCCCCTCATTTTTCCTCTCCTGTGTTTTACTGTGTTATTTATCTATGATGTAAGTACATACCTGCGCCTTCTGCTTGTCAACAAAAAACATTAAAGCACACTTGACAATACGTC